CTGGCGTTGATTACACTGTGCGCAATGTCAGACCTGACGGCACTGGCATGACAATGTTAATTCTCGAGGAGAATTAGGATGGCACATGTCCGGCAGACCATCAGAAGCAACATCACGACAGCCCTGACCGGCCTGACAACGACAGGCAGCAACGTGTTTCAGACGCGCTTGTTTCCGATTGAAGAAAACAAAGTGCCGGCGTTGTGCATCTACACAAAGTCGGAGGAGAGCGAATACTCGACAATGACACGGCCGCGGACGCAGATGCGAGCGCTTGAGGTCATGGTTGAGGCATATATAAAAGGCACGGCAAACCTCGACAACACCATCGACACAATTTCGGTTGAGGTCGAGGAGGCGCTTGCGACAGACGTCACCCGTGGCGGCAACGCAAAAGATACGCGCATCACGTCAGTCGACATCGAGTTTAACGCAGAGGCAGAGCAGTCGGTTGCTGTGGCAAGGTTCACAGTTGCAGTCGATTATGCTACGGTCGAAAACGACGTTGAAACCTCTGCATAAAAGGTGATGAAATGAAGCGCGTAAAGTTATATCATGGGAATGACATCATTGAGGTGCACGAAGATAAGGCGCCAAAAATGATTTCTGCCGGCTGGTCGACAGACGAGCCAAAGCGTCAGGCGAAGACGAAAAAAGCAGCAACAAAAACCGAAGCTAAAATTGAAAAGGATGATTAGCAATGGCAACGCACACCGGTTCTGAAGGAACGCTCAAAGTCGGCAGTAATGCTGTCGCCGAAATCCGTTCTTTTTCCATCAACGAAACTGGCGAGACAATCGAAGACACGAGCATGGGCGACACAGCGCGCTCGTTCAAAGCCGGCCTGAAGACTTTCACGGCCAGCGTTGAGGTGTTCTTTGACGAGACTGACACGACAGGGCAAGGCGCTCTCGACGTCGGCTCTGAAGTGACGCTGAATGTTTACCCTGAAGGCGACGCCTCTGGTGACACATATTTCAGCGGCTCGACAATCGTCACGGGTAAAACCGTCACCTCGTCTTTTGATGGCATGGTTGAGGCCAGCTTTGAATTGCAAGGCAATGGCGCTCTGACCGAAACAACTGTTTAATCTCGACTGATAGGTGGCATTATGTCGAAACTTGGTGAACAAATACGCTCGAAAACCGTCTCACAACGGAACCGCATTGAGGTTCCGGAGTGGGGCGACGACGAGCCGATGGTGCTGTTTAGCACACCGCTTCTCGCCGGCGAGTTCAATCGCTTGCAAAAAAAGCATCCTGACTTTCTCAACAACATGACGATGGAAGGTCTTGTCGACCTCATCGTGATGAAGGCTCAAGATGCTGACGGCGAAAAATGCTTTGACCTCGAGGACAAGCCGGTGCTGATGCGCCAGCCGGTCAGCGTGGTGAGTAATGTGGCGGCAGCTCTGATGGGCGAAATGACCTCAATCGAGGACGCGGAAAAAAACTAAAAGGCGGTCAGGAGCGGTTCTTTATGTTCGCGCTTGCTGACCGCTTGAATAAGACTGTCGCGGAGATTGAAGATTTGCCCTATACTGAGCTGGTCGAATGGGCAGCTTATTTAGGGATTATTACGGATGGCGCAGGAAAATCTTAATTTTCGCATCGTTGCGATTGACAAAACAAGGGCAGCATTCTCATCTGTCCGTGGCGGTCTGCAACGAGTGCAGCGCAGCGTGTTCAATGTTCGCAACGCTGTCGTCGGCCTCGGTGGCGCACTAGCGCTGAGGCATTTTGCGCAAGACATTGACAACTTGGCAAAGCTGTCTGCGCGTCTTGATGTTCCGATTCAATCACTGCAAGAGTTGCGCTTTGCTGCGGCACAAACCGGCACTGAGGCAACACACCTGACAACAGGCTTTCAGCGCTTTACCAAATCAATCTCGGAGGCCAGCACCGGCCTATCAACGCCCCTGAAAGCGTTTGAGGCGCTTGGCGTAGAAATCACAAACACCGACGGCACGCTGCGAAGCACCGAAGACGTTTTGAATGATGTCGCCGACGGCATGGCTAACGTCAAAAACCCTGCCGACCGTGTTCGCGTTGCCTTTGACCTGTTTGGTAAAGCCGGCGCAGGCATGGTGAACATGCTGCAAGGCGGCTCAGAGGAGCTTAACAAGCTGCGCAATCAGTTTAGCGACCTGACAATCGAGATGACTGGCGACCAAGCGAAGGCTGTTGAGGACGCAAATGACCGGTTTGACTTGCTTCGCCGCATCTTTAATTCTATTGGGCAACAAATCACGGCAACTTTGCTGCCGACCTTATCTGCCATTGCAACCGTTCTGACAACTGTCGTCATCGCCGCAATCGACCTCAGCATCAGCGCGGTTCGTGGTTTGGGCAATGCGTTTATTGGGCTGTTTAATCTCTTGAGTGGGCCAAAAATTGGCGATATTGAAAAGCTGACATTCGGCGAAACATTTCAAAACCAAATCAGAAAAATTGTGACAGAGATTGATGGTCTGCCGGACAGCGTCGACCCTGTCAAAAAAATCACCGCTGACGTCGGTCTTGGCTTTGACCGCACTGCATCAGCGACAGAGAAGGCCGCAGACGCATTGCGCAAATACAGCGAAAGCGCAAAAGAGGTCGAGGCCAATCTGCAAACGGCAGCGCTCAATGGCTTGCGACAGCTCGAGACGGGCCTTGTCAGCATTATCGACGGCACTAAGGATGCCAAGACCGCATTCAAAGACATGGCGCGCAGCATCGTCAACGACTTGCTCAAAATTGCTATTCAGAAAAGCATCACCGGCCCTCTGGGTGACGCATTCGGCAGCATGTTCGGCAAGGCCATTGGCGGGCCGGTGCAGCGAAATACACCCGTCCTCGTTGGGGAACGCGGCCCCGAGGTATTTATGCCGGCATCATCGGGCAGCATTGTGCCCAATAAGAGCATGGCCGGCGGCGGAGGTGTTGTCGTGAACCAAACAATCAATGTCTCGACCGGCGTGTCTCAGACCGTGCGCAATGAAATTGCACAGCTCATGCCGCAAATTTCTCAATCAGCAAAAGCCGCAGTCTTGGATGCCAAGCAGCGCGGCGGCTCATTTAGCAAGGCGTTCTGATGGCTTACTCATACCCACTAACACTGCCGACCGTCACTGGAATTCGCGGCATTACGCTGAGGGCAACGAATGTCGTCGGCATGTCTCAGTCGCCTTTTACACTGAAACAGCAAATCGTTTCTCACGCAGGACAACAGTGGGAGGCAGAGATTACACTGCCGCCAATGACCCGAGACGAGGGCGAGGAATGGGTTTCGTTTCTTGTGAAACTCAAAGGCATGAAGGGCACGTTTTTGTTAGGCGACCCGTCGGCTGCAACGCCTAGAGGTTCGGCCTCAAGCAATGCCGGAACGCCGCTTGTGAATGGCTCCGGTCAGACTGGTGATTCTCTGACGATTGATGGATGCCCTGCGTCTACGACAGGATACCTAAAGGCCGGCGACTATATACAGCTCGGAAATAGCGCATCGGCGACGCTTCACAAGGTTCTCAATGACAGCAACGTCAACGGAGACGGTCAGACAACGCTCGACATTTTCCCGTCAATTAGAACCGCACCGGCGGACAACGCCGCTGTGACCGTGACGAATGCTGTCGGTCGGTTTAGGTTGAGCACAAACCAGACAAATTGGTCAGTAAACGAAGTGACACATTTTGGCATTGCGTTTGCGGCAGTTGAGGTCGTCATATGAGCAGAGACCTGACGACAGAGTTTGTTGACGAGATTGAAAAAGATGAGCTGACAGCCTTTTTTGCTGTTGAGCTTTTCTTTCAAACGCAGACGCTGCGTTTTTGGTCAGGTTTGGGCGAGATAACGATTGCCGGCGACACATATGTCGGCAGCGGCTCAATGCTGGGCATTTCAACGATTGATGAAACGGCCGAGGTTTCGGCAAAAGGTGCAACACTGACCCTGTCTGCAATACCTAGCGAGCTAATTAGCTTGGCGTTGTCAGAGCCATATCAAGGCCGAAAATGCAAAATATACTTCGGCATTTTGCAAGCGCCGGTCACATACCTCTCTCAAGAAGATAATTCGTTGATTTTGAACGAGGATGGCTCTGGCATTATTGTTTCGGAGAGAGACACGGCCGCGACCATGTCTGAGATTTTTTCTGGTTACATTGACCAGATGAACATTGATGAAGGGCCAGAAACCTCAACCATTGCAGTCGGCATTGAAAGCCGCTTAATTGATTTGAAGCGTCCGCGTGTGCGCCGCTATACACACGAAAGCCAGCGGTCGCGCTTTCCTAACGATAGGGGCTTTGAGTTCGTCAACGACTTGCAGGACAAAAAGTTCGCTTGGGGGCGGTGATGCGCCTAGCGGAGTGGTCACATAATCTCGATGATTTGATTGACAGTCTGCGCGACAAGCCGTTTGCGTGGGGTGAAAATGATTGCCTCAACTTCGCTAACAAAGCGCATCTCGCTATGACAGGCAAACTATTGGCATCAGATTGGTCTGGTGATTACACGACAGCGTTTGGCGCAAAACGGCATTATTTAAGTCTGCTACAAACACAGGGCTTCACGGATATACAAGCTGCTATAGATAAAAGGCTGTTGCGAATACAGGTTAAGCTGCCGCCGCGCGGCTCGTTAGTCGGGCGAGCATCTGACAATCAAGTGACCGGTCTGATGCTTGGCGTGTGCGTTGGTGAAACCATCGCGTTTATTTCTGACGAAGGTGTGTTATTCTTACCGGCACAAGCTGGCGATATATTCTGGGCGGTCTGACATGTTGCGTTTTTTAGTTCCTATGATGTTGTTTTCGACGGCCGCTGCCGCTGACCCCGTGAGCGCGGCTGTTGCGATTATCAGCACTGCAAGCGCCTACGCCGCGAGCGCTTTAATCGTGAACATTTGGGTGCACTTTGCGGCAACACTGGCGCTGACTTACGCGGCAAAGGCTTTGGGGCCGGATGCCGGTGACATTGACAACAACGTCACGGGCTACGACATCGCTGGGCTATCGCCAGCGGCAGACCATGCTGTTGTCTACGGCAAGACAAAGGTCGGCGGCCCAATCATCTACAAAGAGACAACCGACAATAACAAGTATTTGCACATTCTAGTTGCGCTGGCCGGTCACGAAATTGAAAACGTCGAAGAAGTTTATCTGAACGATGAGCGTCTATCATTTGGCAGTCCGACTAATTACGACCCGTCAGCGTATTATCTGCAAAGCTCATCCAAGCCTGACAAGTATGACGGCAAGGTTCGCGTGCAGCAGTTCAGGGGTTCAGATACGCAATCAGCCTCAAGCTCTTTGGCGGGCGCATCTGCCGGCCTATGGACAACAGACCATAGGCTGCAAGGTGTTGCGTATATATATGTTCGGCTGGAGTTTGATCAAGAGACTTTCCCACAAGGCGAGCCGCAGATATCGGCTGTAATTAAGGGTAAAAAGGTCTACAACCCCAACACCTCATCGACAGCGTGGTCAGCCAATGCTGCGCTTTGCTTGCGTGATTATTTGACGTCCGGCTATGGCATCAACGCTGACAGCGACGAGATTGACGACACGTCGTTCCTCACGGCGATGAACGTGTGCGACGAGGATGTGACTTTGGCCGCGGGCGGCACTGAAAAGCGCTATGAAGTAAACGGCTCATTCACAACAGGAACGTCGCCGGATAAAATAATTGAAGCCCTGACACGCTCAATGGCCGGCTCCATGTGGTATGCGCAGGGAAAATTCCGCGTAAAGTCTGGCGCATACACGACGCCGGTCTACGCATTTGACGAGAGCGATTTGCGTTCAAATGTGCAAATTCAAACACGTCGCAGTCGACAGGAAAACTTCAACATCGTAAACGGAAAGTTTAAGGGCGCGGAAACAAACTGGATAAACACAGACTATCCAGAGGTGCGTCTTAGCGCGTCGACCATAGCTGATGTTGACGGCGGTGAGGAAATTAAGACGTCGCTCGACTTGCCCTATACATCGACAAACACGATGGCACAACGAGTGGCGAAGGTTTTGTTATATCGCAACAGAGAGCAGCTTGTGGTTAGTGTGTCGATGGGTTTGCGCGCCATGCAAGTTCAAGTTGGTGACATTGTCAAATTGACAAACACACGCGCTGGATGGACAGAGAAAACATTTGAGGTCTTGGCATGGCAATTTGCGCCGACCGCTGAAACCATGCTGCAAATCAACATGACACTGGCCGAAGTAAGCTCCGCTGTTTATGACTGGAATGCTGACGAAACAGCCTTTGAAACAAACAACACGCAACTAGCCGATGCGTTTGTTTCTCCGCCTGTTGGTGTAAATGTTACCACAGAGGCTCGTGTCATCAATGAGGCGGTGTTCACCGTCTTAACTGTCGACATCACATCAAGCGCGCCGGAGCGCGTTGATTTTGTTGAGGTGGAATATAAAAAGTCATCTGACACAGAATATACGCAAATCGGCGTTGGTGAATTGGGTTTGTTCGAGGTGGTTGATGTCGAGAACACGGATTACGACATTCGCGCGCGGTCGGTAAACACGTTTGGCATTCGAGGCGAATATGAGCTTGTTCAAGGCTTTAGCGTGAACGCATTTATCGACCCGCCTGAAAATGTGACCGGCTTCAACGCAACCGTCGGCGGCGCGTTGATGAATTTGGAATGGGAGGCCGTTTCAGACCTCGACCTTAGTTTTTACCGTATCCGACACTCGGTCGAGGAAAGCGGCGCAAGCTGGGCAAATGCAACGACAGCAGTTTATAAGGTCGCGCGTCCGGCCAACAGCGTGACCGTTCCGGCGCGCTCTGGCACTTACAGCATTCGCGCCTATGACAAACTCGGCATCAACAGCACTGCATACACGAGCGTCGTCGTGCCGGCTGTTGACTTGGAAGACTTCACCAACACTAACAATCAGTCTGAGCACGGCACATTCTCCGGCAGCAAAACAAACCTGTCTGTTACATCGAGCAATTTACGCCTTACAAGCACCACAGGCGCATCAGAGAGCAATCCGGCGACAGGCACTTATGACTTTAGCAACTACATCGACACCGGCTCTGTAAGGCGCGTCAGAGCGCGCGTGGACGCATCTGTGGTGAGATTTAATGCTGGCGCGGGGCTATTTGACGACATCGCCGGCAACTGGGACACATGGTCTGGCTTGTGGGATAGTTGGTCTGACCCGCAGTTTGCAGACCATAACGTCTTGTTCTATATTTCGACAACAAATGACAATCCGGCATCGTCACCAACGTGGTCGGATTACAAACTATTTAAGGCCGGCGACTTTAGTGGCAGGGCGTTTCGTTTTCGTGTAGTATTGGTCAGCGACGCCGAAAACATTTCGCCGAGCATTGACGCACTGACAGCCGTGGTGGAGTATAACTAATGGCAACACATGATTATGTAATTGACAACCAAGCCAGTGCAAACGCACGCGCCGATATCAACAATGTTCTGCAAGCTATCTTGACAAACAACAGTGGTTCGTCCGCGCCCTCAACGACAGCGGCTAACATGCTCTGGTATGATACGTCAGCAAATCAGCTAAAAATGAGGGACGAGGCCGACTCAGGATGGATAGTCATCGCCTATCTCGACCAGACGAATGACCGTATGCAGGTTCGCAGCGATGTCATCCAAGCGGCGAGTGCTGGCGGCATTGATGTCAAGGACAGCAGCGGCACAACTATCATCGACCTGCAAGTTGCGTCTAAGGCCACATCAGAGGCCGGCACAAACAACACGGAATTGATGACACCGCTCCGCACAAAACAAGCCATTACTGAAAACGCTCAGACCTTTGGCTGGAAAGATGTTGGCACATACGCGCTCGGTTATTTTAACGGCGGCACATTGACGACAACTGAGGGTGACACTGTGGCCGGAACAATTCTTTATCCCCTCAACTTCTATGGCAACCAAGACCTGTCACTTGGCAGCGAGGGTGTGCTTGGTGCTTACAGTGCAATTTATCGCTCTAACCCCGCGTTTGGCAGCGGCACTTGGCGCAGAATGGGGCCAAATTCAGGAAACGCCAGCACAGCAGGCCGCGTTGCTTTATATTTAAGGATTTCGTGATGCACATTCAGCCGAAATATCGAAACGCTAAATATGTTGACGAAGGCGAGACAATCGTTGAGTGCGAAATCGAGCATCCTCGTTATGGGTGGATACCCTACGGCTGTCACCCTGATGATGGAGACCAGACGATTGACAACGATTATTTGTTCGCCCAATTCTCAGCAAAGGGCGATGTCGCAGCTTATATCGCGCCAACGCAGTCTGAGTTAGACGAGGCTGCCGCTGCTAATGTGAGACAAGTCAGAGCCGACAAGTTGCTGGCAGAGGTTGACCCACTGGCCGGAAACAGCTTGCGGTGGGCTGACTTAACCGGCGAACAACAACAAGATGTTGTTGATTATCGGCAGTCTCTTTTAGATGTGACTGAACAAGGCGGGTTTCCGCACAACATTGAATGGCCCATAAAACCTGACTGGATGTAAAAATGGCAGACAAGCGAATTTCTGAGCTAACTTCTATCACCGGCAGCGGAACAGCGTCGACCGACATTTTTGTCGTGGTTGATGAGAGCACCGGACAGACTAAAAAAATCACACGCGCTGAATTAAACAACGCCATCGAGCAAGATGTTCTCGACAATATAGACATCAGCACGATTGATGGCGACTTTAGCGTTTCTGGTAATATGGCAATCACCGGAACGGTTGACGGCCGTGATGTTGCGACTGATGGCACAAAGCTGGATGGCATTGAGGCCGGTGCGACCGGCAATCAAACTGCCGCTGAAATTAAAACAGCGTATGAGAGCAACTCAGACACAAACGAGTTTTCTGATGCAGAGCAATCAAAACTTGCCGGCATCGAGGCAAGCGCTACAGCAGACCAAACCGCAGCGCAAATTAAAACAGCCTATGAAAGCAATGCCGACACAAACGAGTTTTCTGACGCTGAACAGTCAAAGCTGGCCGGTATTGAGGCGAGCGCAACAGCAGACCAAACTGATGCTGAAATAAAAACAGCCTACGAAAACAACAGCAACACAAACGCTTTCACCGATGCAGACCATACGAAACTTGATGGCATTGAAAGTAATGCCACAGCCGACCAAACAGCGGCGCAAATAAAAACAGCTTATGAGAGCAACGCCGACACCAATGAGTTCTCCGATGCGGAACAATCAAAGCTGTCTGGCATCGAAGCCAATGCAACGGCAGACCAGACTGACGCGGAGATTGCCAGCGCATTGACGGGTCAGACAATTACAAACCTGACCGAGTTATCGACAACCGGACAAGTCACTATCGGCGGCGACCTGACAGTGAACGGCACGACAACAACGCTGAACAGCGCAAATCTTGACGTCGATGACATCAACATCACAGTCGCGTCAGGCGCAGCGGACGGTGCAGCAGCGGATGGTGCTGGCCTGACGGTTGATGGCGCAAGTGCGACCTTTACCTACGCGAACACTGGCGACAAGTGGGCAATGAATAAGCCGCTTGACGTTACCGGAAACATAACTTTGAGCGGCTCAGTTGATGGTCGCGACGTTGCCGCTGATGGCTCAAAACTTGATGGCATCGAAAGCGGTGCAACGGCCGACCAAACGGCAGCACAAATTAAGACAGCTTATGAAAGCAATTCTGACACCAATGAGTTTTCAGATGCCGAACAAAGCAAACTGGCGGGCATTGAAGCTAATGCAACGGCAGACCAAACAGCCGCTCAAATAAAAACTGCATATGAAAGCAACTCAGACACAAACGAGTTCTCAGACGCAGAACAAACAAAACTGGCTGGCATTGAGACATCTGCGACGGCAGACCAAACTCCGGCAGAGATTAAGTCTGCATATGAAAGCAACGCAGACACAAATGAATTCTCAGACGCAGAGCAATCAAAGCTGGCTGGTATTGAGGCAAACGCCACAGCCGACCAAACGGCGGCACAAATCAAGACAGCTTATGAAAGCAATGCTGACACAAACGAGTTCTCGGACGCAGAGCAGACTAAGCTGTCTGGCATTGAGGCTTCTGCCGATGTGACCGACACTGGCAACGTCGGTGCGGCACTGACAGCATTCACCACTGGCACGGATGCCATCAGCACAGACCTTGTTCCGTATTACGATGTTAGCGCCGGAACGTGGGAAAAAGGCACAATATCAAACGTGGCCTTGATTGGGCCAACAGGCCCAACGGGTTCGACTGGGCCAACTGGGCCACAAGGCGCGACCGGCCCAACCGGCCCGACAGGTGCGGACAGCACTGTCGCTGGCCCTACAGGCCCAACCGGCCCGACAGGCCCAACAGGCCCCACAGGGCCAACTGGCGCGGACAGCACAGTCGCCGGCCCCACAGGGCCAACAGGTTCAACAGGGCCAACAGGCCCGACCGGCCCCACAGGCGATGGATTTACTGGCGGGTCATATAGCGCACCGACAGGTGTGGTTACATTTACGTCTGACGACGGTCTCGGTTTTGTTACGGGCGATTTGCGCGGAGCGACCGGCCCCACCGGCCCTAGCGGCCCAACAGGCTCAACCGGCCCAACGGGGCCGACCGGCCCTGCGGGTGCTGACGGTTCGGACGGCTCAACCGGCTCAACCGGCCCGACCGGCCCGACAGGCCCAACTGGCTCAACAGGCCCTGCGGGTGCTGATGGCTCAGATGGCTCAGATGGCGCGGCAGGCCCTACAGGCCCCGCGGGGCCAACAGGGCCAACTGGGCCGACCGGGCCATCTGGGCCAACTGGGCCAACTGGGGCAAGAGGGCCAACCGGCTCGTCCGGATACTTGACCGGCGGCATTCAATTTGGGTATTCTACGCCCAACGGCGTATCAACTGTTGGTTCTCTCAGGGCTTGGTCTTACGCAAACGGTGGCAACTCTAGCGTGTATTCTTACGGGTTCAACCAGTATAGCGGCCCTGCAAAGATTACATATGCCACTTAATCGGACGCATCTTTAAGGAGTGGTAAAATGAGTGCGAATGACATAACACCTATCACCGTCTATCTTTCGGAAAGGTTGACCGATGCTCAGGTTGCGGAGTTTCTGCAATGGTCGGGCATATCAGACGACCTATATCAGCAGACCATTTTTCTCAATAACCTGTCTGAATTAGACCCGCACATCGCGGCGTTTAAGGAGATGCCGGAATGAGGCCGCAGTGGCAGTTCTTTCAAAACGGCATCACCAGCGCGCAAATACAAAACATCAAAGACATTGCCGAACATTACTCGTTTGAGGATGGAAAGATATTTGCGGAAAGCATTGATGCCGCACACTCAATCAGGTCAAGCAACGTCAAGTGGTTGACCAATCACGCCCCGATACAGGAAATGCTCTGGGGCTTTGTGAGGCAGGCAAACCGAAACGCTTTTAATGTTGATGTTGAGAATGTTTGCGAGATTCAGTTCACCGAATATAAGGCTGAGAACGAAGGTTTTTACAACTGGCATCACGACATAAATTGGGACGATAGCGCAGCCTTTGACAGAAAGTTAAGCGTGTCGGTTTTGCTGTCGGATGTCTCAGAGTTTGATGGCGGGGAGTTTATGTTCAAAGAAGCCCCTAATGGCTTTGAGTTCCGCGCTGGCTCGGTCATTGTGTTTCCATCATACTTGGTTCACAGCGTTGCGCGGGTCACAAGGGGAACGAGGCAATCTTTGGTTGCGTGGTTTGAGGGGCCAAGATGGCGTTAAGTAAAATCAGGTCGCTATTTACAGGTGGCCCACAAGTCAGGTTTCTTTGCTTGCCGGAATGGGTGGGTGTTATTGAACCGCCCCAACCGGCAAGGAAAAACATTCCGGATTGGTTCAAGTCGATGCCCAAAAAAAGGCGCACGCAGATTGATGAACAAACATCGTATCCGGTTCCTACCGCTAAAGCCTGTCACGGGCTTTTTGAGGGAATGGCCGCTGGCTGGATATTCAAGACCATTGCTGATGTCGATGTGACGGTTTGGGACAACCAAAGAAAGGCAAAGTGGGCGACAAGATACGATGTTGACGATATCCTAACCGTTCATTCCAAGCCTCAAACTGAGGGCATGCCCAACGGCGACAAGGTCGTGGCAAAGTGGACAAGTTATTGGCAGATGCGAACAGCAAAAGGCTGGTCAACGCTTTTTGTGCCCCCACTAAACGGCGGCAATGAGTTTTTCGAGGTGTTTCCGGCTGCAATTAGAACCGACATCTACAAGGGTGACGTCCTGTTTCCATTTACATTCAAACAAGACGGCGAATTTTACATACCGGCCGGAACGCCTATCGCGCAGGCAATACCGTTCAAGCGTTTTGAGCCAAAGGCCATTTACTCAGCAATGACAAAAAGTGAGATTGGCGAAAAAAAGCGAGAAGTAACAAAGATATATCTCAAGTCAGGGCATTACAAAAAACTATGCACTGAAGTTGACAAAAAGCGCAAAAATAAGCCGTAGAAACCTCGTCGCCACGGTGCTAACATGGTGAAGTCTGACAAGGAGACACGCCATGGAAACCCTGATTTCGTATCTGACAGCAATTATCTCAGCGGCCAGCATTATCGCCGCCGTTACGCCGACACCCAAAGACGACAGCATCGTTGCCAAGATTTATCGTTTGGTTGATTTGCTTGCCGTCAATATCGGCAAAGCCAAAGAGAAATAAAATGTCCACCCAAGCGCAGTTAGAGGCACACGAGCGTGAGTGCAAGGTGTTCCGTCGAATGGTTGACGACAAATTGAACACGCTTGACCGGCGCATGTGGCGCATTGAGGCACTTGCCTTTATGGCTGTTATTGGCTTGTTTACGCTTGGCGGCATAATCCTGCAAAAGCTGTGATGTGTCATGTGGCGCGCCGGCATTGTTCTGTTGCTGTGTTTGACAACAGCACACGCTCAAAATGAGCAGACCGGCGACCTAAACACGAGCAACATGAATTCGACTGTCTCGAGCAATAACCCGTCGACCTCAACAACAAACAACTATAATGGCGCAGGCGCGGCCTCTAACGTCACGCCACCACCGACCGCTGTGGCGCCTAGCACGCCGTCAGGCGGCTCTGAGAGCTGTCTT